AGGTACAGCCGCCGAGATTCTCAAGCAGGCGCTGATCAAGTGTCACAAGCAGGGACTCCCGGTGGTCGCGCTCGTTCACGACGAAGTGATCGCTCACGTTCCCGAGGCTGACGCCGAGGAAGCGCGGCACACAATCATCGAGAACCTCTGCGACTTCCCACAGATCGCGGAGAAGGTGCCACTCACGGCTGACGGTGACATTGTGGATCGCTGGAGCCAAGCGAAGAAGCCGGACTTCAAGCCGCGTTGGGCCGGTGGCGATGGGTGAGGCGTCTTTCGATCTTCTTCCTCCGGGCTTTGGGACAGGCGCTCGAATCATGGAGAGTGAACTCATCCCTTTCGGACAGATCGTCGTCGCGGGTTGGGGAGACGAAATCTACGTCAACCCATACAACGCCTACGGAGAACGCGAGGGCGTATACTTGTTCAAAGAGACGCCACTCTGGACGCGACATTGCTTAGGCGTGATCGAGGGTGCTCGCGACAGACGACTCAGGAGGAAGCGCAGATGATCATTGCAATTGTGGCAGCGTTCGTGTTCGGGTGGTTCACCCACCGGCTCGCGCACGAGGAAACAAGGCACTTGCCGCCGCGTGACGAACCGAACATTTGGCAGCACTACCGCCGCCACGGCTCAGACGAACTGTAGTACACTGTAGCCAACCAACTTAGGAGCCCAAATGCCCTTTCCAGCAGAAACGATCCTGGTTCGCCGCATCCCGAAGGACAATCCGTTCGACCGCCTCAAGGTGATCGGCGTCTCTCCGATCCGCACAGCGCGTGCGGGGGAGTGGACAGGCGAGACAGGTGACGACGTGATCGTGGAGGCGCTCGCGGACTTCGCGTCGCCTGGGACGTTCCCTGACAGCGTGCTCGAACGCGAGTTCGACGTCGAGTTCATGCCTGACGTGATCACAACGCAAGTGATCGATCCACGCTCGCGTCCGCGCATCCAACAGCTTACGCCGGAGCAGCAGTTCCGCCAGCGTGCCGCTGAGGAAGCCAAGGGCGAGAAGCCTGCGGCCAAGACGACGCGCGCCAAGACTGCGATTGGCGCATGAGCGCACGCAATCGCCTCGACGCGAAGGCCATGCGCCGCGCTAGGCGCACGCTCCGCAAGGGTCGCATTCCGACACAGTGCGACCTGATCGGATGGATGAAGCTGCGCTCGAACCTGACGACGACACAGTGCATCAACGTGGCGCTGTCGGGCGCGCTCCGCGTGGATTCGCACACCATCGGCATCCGCAAGACGCCGATGGGTGATCGCTTCCAGCGCATCGTGCCGACGTCGATGGTCGGTCCTGGTGGATCGAAGATCAAGGTTGTGCGCCCGGAGATTCTCCGTGACGCCGACTGAGGACTGCAAGACGTGTAACGGCACCGGCCAAGCGTCGAAGTACGACCTTGGCTGGAAGTCGCTGATGCACGAGCCCAGGCTGGCTGCGAAGGAACGCTGCCCGGTCTGCGGCGGCAGCGGTAAGTCACCCGTTCTTTCGGACGTGATCGACTGATGCTGCCGGAGAAGTGGATTTCGATGGACCCTGGCGAGGACTTCGGGTGGGCGCTATGGAGCGGCACCGAGTTCCTCGAACACGGCACTGACAAGATGTGGGACGTCGGAGACGCAATCTTCATGGTCGCCTGCTGGGACCAAGGACTTCCGCAGCTTGTAGGCGGCGACCCGCTCGCTGACAAGTTCGACGGCATCAGCCTCATTGTCGTCGAGAACTGGCAACTCTATCCTTGGAAGCTACGCAGCGGACAGCTTGATTGGGACGAGTGCCGCACGGCTCGCATCATTGGTCACATCTACGGCATCTGCCGCCAGACGGGCTGGACTTACGAGCAGCAGCCAGCTTTGATCAAGGAACGCGCCATCGCTGCTGGCGCGGAATCGTACTTCTCTCACCCGCTACGGGAGAACAGGCACGCCAACGACGCGACAATGCACGGCGTCTTTCGGATCGCCTTGGAAGCGAACGCAGCCTGGACGGACCTCTCTACGGCCTCCTGGGTCGTAGAGGATGACGACTGACTCCCCGCACTAGCATCGTAGACCCTCTGAGACGTCAGGAGAGCCGTTCTCCGGGCATGGAGCGACACGATGCAACAGAACACCCAGAAGGAACCAGAACCGCGTGTGATGACCGCAGACGTCCGGCGTGTGCTGCGGAGCGTGATCCAGCCGGATGCCGACGACGCTGGCGAGAGTGTAGTTGCTCTGGCCAGCCGCGCAGCGACGTCGGCCAGGACGATCTACCGCATCCTCGCACTCAACAGCGAGACGATCAGCCTCGACCTGGCAGATCGCGTCTGCTTGGCCGCAAACGGGCACCTGATGACGTGCCGTCTGGTGTGGCCGGATGGCCGCATCCAATGGTATCTCGACTGAACTTGTCCAGTTTTCAAGCAAGAAAACATGACACGTTGATCTGATTTCGGGTGCCATTCCATCATGGAAATCGACCGCAGGAGTCGATAGCCATTAGGGTTTGGCACCAGGGGCGGTAGATTACGAGCATGGCCGGTCGCCCATCACGTCTACTCAACGCAGAGTTCTGCATCGCCGTCGCGGAGGCTTACGTCTCTGGCATGGACAAGGACGCAATGGCGGAGGCGTTGAACTGCCACCGGGACACGGTTCGCTTCTGGGTGAAGGACCCTCGCGTCCAGGCCCACATCGTCCGTCTCACCCGCGAGCGCGTGGCACGCATTACTCGCAAGATCGACTCTGAGATGGAAGCGCGGATGGCGCACACGAGCAGCATGAAGATCGAAGACTTGCTCAAGATTCGCAAGGAATACTTGATGCGCACGCACTCCGGCGACGATGCGCAGTCAGGTGCGACGTCTGAAACCATCAATGAGTTGTCGGAGGCTATGGACTCCGATCCGAAGCTGGCGGAGGCTCTACGCGCGCTAGTAGGTGAGTGATGGGAGTTCCCTTCCAGAAGGGATTTGACCCGCGCCGTGACACACGCTCAGGCGCAGGCAGCGCGCAGGCACTAGACCGCTTCATTGCTCTCGCTTCGAGCGACCCAGAGGCCGCTAAGAAGCTGCTGGCCAACCTGACCAGCAAGAAGTTCACGCCGCACGCTGCTCAGCAGCCGGTCATGGACGCCACAGAGTGCTTCCTGACCATGTGCGCGGGACTACGCTTCGGCAAGACCAAGATTGCCGCCGCGCTCGCGCTGCGCCAGTGCAGGCGCAATAACAAGATGGTGTGGTGGGTCGCTCCGACGTACAAGATCGTCAAGCGTGGATACAACGAAGTCATCCGCCAGCTTCCGCCCGAGATTCTCTCCAAGCCTGCGCCGCAGGACACGTCTTTCGACGCAGGACGCGCTGTCATCCTCCGCTTCAAGAACGGCTCGCGGATGGAGTTCTACTCAGCCGAGCGCCCGGAGGGAATGCTTGGTGAAGGCGTTGACTTCGCGGTGCTTGATGAGGCCGCGACAATGCAGGAGCACATCTGGCAGCAGATCATTCGTCCGACGCTGGCTGACCGCCAGGGCGGTGCGCTGTTCATTTCGACGCCGCGTGGCCGCAACTGGTTCTACAAGATGTACCAGATGGGACAGGACGACCTCAAGCGCGACTATGCCTCGTGGCGCTTCCCGTCGATGGCGAACCCGTTCATCCCGGCCGAAGAGTGGGAGGAAATGGAAGAGACGCTGCCGCGTGCTGTGTACGAGCAGGAAATCCTGGCCGAGTTCATCAGCAACGCTGCGAGCGTGTTCCGCATCCCGGACACCGCAGTACAGGACATTCAGAAACCGGAGGGCCACGTTGTTCTCGGCATCGACCTTGCCAAGCACAATGACTTCACCGTGCTGTGCGGTGTCAACTCCGGCAACAGGATGCCCTGCTACCACGACCGCTTCAACGAAGTGTCGTGGCCCCAACAGCGAATGCGAATCCACACAGCGCTTGAGAAGATCGAGAAGAACGCCGACAGCGTTACGGTGATGCTCGACTCCACCGGCATCGGTGACGTTGTGTACGACGACCTGTCACTCGAAGGGCTCGATGCCGTGCCGATCAAGTTCACTCCACAGTGGAAGCAGATGGCCGTGATGCTACTGGCCGCTGATCTGGAGCGAGGCAACGCCTTCGTCCACAACGATCAGCTTCGAGAGTTCGAGTCCTACTCGTACAACATCACCGACGCGGGTCGGTGGAAGTTCGAGGCTGCGTCCGGGCATGACGACGAAGTGTCAGCCGCGCTGCTGGCGCATTGGGGCATCGTGAACGAGGGCGTACCAGACATCAAGCTCTTGACTGTCGGCGGAGAGTCTCAAGAACACGATGAATCAGACCTGTGGGGGTACGACGCGGAGGCCGAGTCGGATTGGGCGGACGATGGCGAGGCGGAAACCGTCTCACTCGAACCACCCACTACGGCTCAACTTTTGCAAGGCGGCTGGTGGTAGGGCAGCCATTAGGATGCGCTCGCGCATAGTGCCGATCAAGCTCGTCGTGTAGGTTAGTTCGCACTGTCTCTTTAGGGATTAGCGTAGA